GTGTGTTGTTGAACTCAGAAGATCAGACTAGACCACGTCCAATCCAGGCCGCTAGAAATATTGATAAATATGTATACCGTGGTATCTGGATTATCACTAAAATGATAGGAGATATCGATTACGCCATAAGAGTAGGTTCAGATTGGGAAGAAGATGCTATGTTAGTGGAGCTCTTACATACACTAATAGAAAGAGCAGTTCATGAAAACCTAGATTTATCTTCGAATGATGCTACCCAACACGCTGAAGAGAGACAAGAAACAGATGTGAGTCTATTAACTAAAATCATGCCCAAATTAACCGAAGAATGGGCAGATTTAGAGAGTGAGTGGACAGGTAACTTAAATTTAACAACACACCAAGTAGCTAGTGTTCTGAGTGAAGGCGATTTTTATTTCACTATGTTTGGAAAACAAAATACTGGTAAAAATGATACCACACTTGGAAATTCACATAGAAATGCTGAGAGAATACGTTTTTTACTATATGTTGGAGGTTTTAAAGAAGTTGAGATACATACCGCTCTCGATGAAAAAGGGAAGAGATATGTAGTAAGTGCACAAAAAGGAGATTGGGGTTTCTTAGTTTTAGGAGATGATGCTTTTATTTTGATGATTAAGAAAGCCCAAGAGTGGTTACGGAAAAATTGGCACGTTATATTTGCGGAAGATAGAAACCAACAACAGGGTTTAGGACATTGGAGGAAGAAAGAGATATCATCACCCTTTTATGATTTCTGCTCTAGGGATTGTATCAAGAGAGAAGACGGTACTTTTAGATGGATTCGTAAGTTAAAAAGATTCCTTCAAACAACACCCTTTACCATTTCGTTAAAAGAAACCTCAAGAGAAGACATTAAAGAGTTTGAGTTGAGAAAATTAGCCTATATAGAAGGAATTGGAATGTTACACTGGTGTCAAAAATTACCTCTTTTTCATAAATATGCTCTAACCCTCATTAGGTTAGGAGTTGAAGTAGATCCCAAAATCGTTGAAGAAACTCTCAACACGAAATGGAATAAACGTTCGATTGGCTTTGTTACGACTATGAGAGATGAAGACTATGGTTTGACTTTGAAACTTTGGGAAGACCAATACAACATATCTAAAGAAGCTATTGTAAGTTTAGAGAAAGCACTAGATGAGTGTAATAGCTTACATGATCAAATCTTACATCCAGAGATTATAAACGCTTTCAATTTTACAGAAGAATACAATAATTACGCTGAAGCTCAAAATTTTTCAGATTTATACGTCTAAATATGTATTCATAAAATAGCACATTAATAACGGTGGGGCAAAAATACACCGCTTTAAA